GATGCCGCAAGTGATGCTATTGGAATTCTTATTCCAAAGGCACAGAATCGTAGAATTGCATACGCAATTTATGGTCTTGCAGCACTGGTCGTTAGCAACATTGGTGTAGGCATCATGGCTGCTGGAGTTCAGGCTCCAGTGTGGGTCATTGTTGCTAGTGCGGTCGTTGGAAACCTTGCGGTTCCCTTCACTACACTCGCCATTGCCAATGCTAAAAAGTAATTATTAAAAAATGGAATACCCCTGGAGAAATCTGGGGGTATTTCTTTTTCACTATGCTAAAATGTATTAGGAGAACAATGATAACTAACTTATATGCAAATAAGGTTTATAAAGAAAACCCCTCTGCCCTATGGACACTAGATGAAGATATGCCAACGTCAGGTACACTTTCTGCTCTTCCAGCATCGATCAACCTTAGTGGGCTTTATGGGGTGCAGGCTGAAGTTTATGGGTTTAGTGATGACTTTGGGTATTATATTTCACCAAGTTCTTCACCATCAAGTCTTTTAGTATTTAATGATGCAATCCCAATTGTGCGTGGTGCACAAAATTCAACAAGCATTTACTCTGGAGATGGAACGCCTGCCATAGTTATTCCAGGAAAAGGGTTTATGCATGAATTTGGGAAAAACAAAAACATTACTGTAGAGTTTTGGGCAAAAATTATATCAAACGAAAACACAACAGAAAGAAAAATTTTTGGACCAATTAACTCAACAGATGGACTGTATGTCAATGGCCCTTTCTTAACTTTAAAGGTTGCAAATGCTGTTGGCTCACACTATGTTGGACAGTGGGGTAGACCAATGCTAATTGATATTTCTTACACCAATGAGAAAATTTCTTTAATAGTTAATGGGGCACCTGTGTTGTTGCTAGATTTTGACATTGATTATGCAACATTTAATACCGAGCCAGAAGACAATTGGCTAGCATTCTTTGCGTATGACTCTATTCCAGTTATTAGCCTAGACTGTGTTTCAATTTATCCATATGGTGTTTCAAATAAGCAGGCAAAGCTGCACTTTATTTACGGACAGGCAGTAGAAGAGCCAGAATCCAAAAGCACAGAAGTTTCAGATGTTCCAATACTAATAGACTACCAAATGTCAAAAACGGCAGGGAACCACAATTATCCAGATCACAGCGTTTGGTCTGACGGATATCTGAGGAATTTGTCTATAAATAATAGACAGCTTTCTGCAATTACTATGGAAAAACCAGAAATATCGTTTAACAGAGAAGGCACATCTAAGTCTGACTGGCTATACACAAATAAGATTAACAATGAGCTTGTAAATAGAAGTTCTAAGTTTTTAAGAATGAAACCAAGAAAGTATAACGATGAAGCATCTGGTGGCACAGTGTTTACGGCAGACTATTGGACAGAAAACTCAAACTTCTTTTTTGAAGGTTTGAGGGTAGGCTCAAGAAGAGCAGAGGGATTTTATTTGGTAGGAGTCGCAGATAGATACATTGCCAGTAAATCAGAGGTTATCGTAGACATTCTTGATGAACTTAAAAATAGGTTTAGTATTATTATTAACTATCCTTCAGCTGGGGGACAAACAGCAACTATTCAATATGTTTATAATGGCAATCCTATACTGTATAGTTTTACTGTTATATCTACCCAAGATTTTTCTGTTGGACTCAATATTCAAGATTTTATAGACAGCGTAAACAATGATCAAGTCGAGCAGTTCTTTTCAAATGCTGAAGATCTTTCCGTGTTTTTTGGTGGAGCAAGTGACTACTCGTCAACATTTTCCGGAAGCATATACTCATTTGGATTCTTGACATCATCAGATATTGATTTAATTGATAGCTATATTAGTGGAGGGTCCAAGGTTGGGTATGTTAGCGCAGGTCAAGGAGCACCAGCTGGATGGTCTTCCGATGGGCCTGGAGTTTTTTCAAATGGCGTACTGGAAAAAAACATTGTAAGACTGAAAACAACCATTTGTGGTGTTACCGTTAAGCCAACAATGACATTCGACGTTTACGACATTGATGTGTCTTCAAATGGGTATTGGGCTGACATTATTCCACTAAAAGTTCTGTCAAAAGAAGTTTCTAATCAATACTCTGTTGACTATCTTCAGCTTAATATAGACTTTCCAGAATTTTCAAATACATCAAACTCAGTGGTTAGATCATACATAAGCTTTCTCAATGTTGACGATACGGATACCATGTATTCAAATATGTATGATGTATCAATTCCAGCAAATGGGATTATAACAACAACAAACTGGGCAACACAAAGATATGAATTTGTTAATGGAAACATTGTCAGAATCCCACCAATTGGATCGGTAGACTCAGAACTATCTATTAAAATTGAACTAGAAGTTATTGCAAAAGATATTTTTAGAAATCCAATTAAGGTAAGAAGGCTGGAGGTCGCATCCCATGCTTTTGATGGACAACAACAGGTTGGAACTAAGTCTGGAAAAGATATTTATGGGGTGGGGTCCAACTGTTTTGTTAAACTAGATAAGTCAAGCACACCATACATGTATTTTGCAAAAAACTCTGGAATCAAATTGCTAGACTCTACAAACACTTTTAATGGAGCCTCTTTTATTAGAGTTCCTATCAATGAATATAATTCTGCTGGATACTACCTAAGCGTTCTTCAGTTTGCTTTTAGGTCAGACTTTGCTTTTACTAATACTACAAACTACGACATTATTAGAATGGTTCTTCCAGAAGAAAAAAATTATGACATATATGCAACTGGTCAGTCAAATGGAACAGCGAATATATCTATTGATACCATACTTAAAAACGACAACATAACTAACAACACTGTGACCGTATTGGTTAATGGCAAGTCTTCAGCAACCATTAAACCATTTGAGTGGAATATTGTAACTATTGGGTTTTTAGAGCCACTTAATTTTGGAAACGTTAATCCATTGATAGAAACTGGATTGAGACTGGTCAACAACTTTTCCTATAATGGGATAGCTACCTATCAAATTTCAGAACAAAAACTTGCTGCACAAGTCATTTATGATCAGTGGAACGATTACACCGCACTAGATTGGGATGGTGGGAACGCCGATGGTGACGGGCTTGACACAAACTGGTATGATATTTTTGTTAATGAAGTTATTCCTGGAGGAAACATTGCACTAAACCCAACAGCCATATATCTTGACTATATCGGTGCACTAGGGATAAACAATGTGCTTGAGTCTAGGGTTTTGTCATTTCCAGGTACAAAGTGGACATCTTATACTGGATACAACCAGGTAGCGTTAACACAGATTCCGCTATAATATGGTATACTTGTGGTTATGAGTAAAGAAAAAGTTGACCCTATTGAGCAGGCATTAAGTAAAGCCAAGGTCCAGGTTGTTGACGAAGCGTTCTCAGATTTTGGAACATATGTATGGGTAAAGGCAAACGGAAAAGCTTTTTCAGACGGACATGGAAATGTTCTATCAATTGAGTCAATGAAGAACGATCACGAAAGAGTGAAGAAGCTAAAGGACGCTGCTGCATATTATGGAGAAGCAGATGGTAAGCCAGTTTTTTATCCTGGTACTCGTCAAATTTCAGAAGAAACTCATTCTGAGCAAGTAGATAGAATGAAACAAGGACTTATTCCTAATATGAATGATCTTGGTGCCGTTATTGCTGCCAAAAAGACATTGGAACTTTATGGAGATGAAGGTTAATGTCACAAAATGTTAGAGTTAAGGTAGACAAGGTTGAAGAGTCAGAAAATGAGTTTAAGCTTTTAGATCCATTCTCTAAGAAATGGGATGACATCAAAACTCTAAAAGGTTTTGATAATAACTTTAAGCGTCGTGCGACAAGGATGTCGAAGGTTGATGTTACCCCAGCATACTTGGACAGTGCAATGGCTGTTTCTGCTGGTAAAAATGGAGCAAAGTCAAAAGAGATCAATCCTGGAACCGTATATGTAAACGGCTACAGTCTTTTTGATGTAATTACACCACCCTGGAACTTGTATGAGCTTGCAAACTACTACGACACATCATTTGCTAACCACGCAGCAATTGATGCAAAGGTAGAAAACATTGTTGGACTTGGATACGACTTCCACGTTTCAGATAGAACTATGCTCAGGCTAGAGCAGGTAATGAACGATGAGCAAAGAGATCGTGCACGTAGCCGTATTGAGCGAGCAAAGATTGAGCTTCGTGATTGGATGGAGTCACTCAATGACGATGACTCTTTTACTCACACACTAATGAAAGCCTATACAGATTATGAGGCAACAGGAAACGGATACCTAGAAATTGGTAGAACCGTTACTGGAGAAATTGGATACATCGGTCACATCCCTTCCACAACAATGCGTGTCCGTCGTTTGAAGGATGGATACGTTCAGATTATTGGAAACAAGGTTGTATACTTTAGAAATTTCGGGGCAAAGAATCCCAACCCAATTACAGAAGATCCAAGACCAAATGAGATCATTCACCTAAAACAATACTCTCCACTAAACACGTATTACGGTATTCCAGATATCATGTCTGCAATTGGTGCTCTTCATGGAGATCAATTATCGTCTCAATACAACATTGATTATTTTGCAAACAAGGCTGTGCCACGTTACGTTATTACAACAAAGGGTGTTCAGCTTTCTGACGAATCGGAAGACAAGATGTTTAGGTTCCTTCAGACAAACCTTAAGGGGCAGTCTCACAGAACTCTGTACATTCCTCTACCTGGAGATACAGAATACAACAAGGTAGAGTTTAAGATGGAGCCAATCGAGACAGGTGCTCAGGAAGCATCTTTCCGTGAATATAGCAAGCAGAACAGAGATCAGATTCTTGTTGCTCACCAGGTTCCACTTTCAAAACTTGGCGGTGGCGACTCATCTAACATTGCTGCTGCACTTGCACAAGATCGTACATTTAAAGAGCAGGTTGCAAGACCACAGCAACGCAACATTGAAAAGCAGATCAACAAGGTTATTCGTGAAAAGACTGATGTGCTTGAACTTAAGTTTAATGAGCTTACACTAACTGATGAAATTGCACAGTCACAGATCCTTGAGCGTTATGTCAAGACTCAGGTTATGACACCAAACGAGGCTCGTCAAAAGCTTGGTTTACCACAGAGACCAGATGGAGACAGTCCATTCCAAATGAGTCCAAGACAAGCCACTGACATGAGAGCTAATACTGCACAAAATAGAGAACGTGATGCAGAACGTACTAACAATAATTCAGATAGCCCTTCAACAATTTCTGGTAGAAATCCACAGGGCGAAGGTGAATCTTCTCAATAATATGCTATAATAAAAAGAATATTTAAAAATTGAAATATTCTAAAAACGCAGTATATAATTGTATTAGTATGACTATTCAAAAAGCTCACTGGAATACTGAAGGCGACAACGTTCGCCTCTCAATGCCGTTCTCAAAAATAGACAAAGAGAGACGTATGGTCTCTGGCTTTGCTACATTGGATAACGTTGACAAGCAGTCGGACATTGTTACATCTGACGCTTCCCTAAAAGCATTCTCAAAATTCCGTGGGAATATTCGTGAAATGCACCAGCCACTAGCAGTAGGCAAAATGGTGTCATTCAAAGAAGACAAATACTTTGACCCAGATACAAAGAAATTCTACAATGGTGTATACGTTTCTGCATATGTATCAAAGGGTGCTCAGGATACCTGGGAAAAGGTTTTAGACGGAACCCTTTCTGGCTTTTCTATTGGAGGAAAGATGAATAAGTGGGATGATGGCTATGACGAAAAGATGGATCAGAAGATTCGCATTATTAAAGAGTATGACTTGGTTGAGCTATCCCTTGTTGATACCCCTGCGAATCAGCTAGCAAATATTATATCAATTGAAAAAGTTGATGGTGTTGATGTTATTACTGGTCAGGGCATAGACACAGAAATTGAAAATGTTTTTTGGGATGAAGAAAACGGTATCGTAATGGTTTCTGCTAATGAAATAGAGTTTAGCCCAACAACCAACATCCCAATGAAGAATATCGGATTTGTAGAAAAGTCTGATTCAGATAAAGCAGATTTAGTAAAGTTCTTAGTTGATAGTGCTAAAGGCATCGAAACAATTAAGATAATAAAGGAGGTAAGTCCTATGACTGAAGAAACAACAACAGTCGCAGAAGCAACAGAAGAAGTCGTTGCCGATGTAGAGGTCGCTCCAGAGGTTGAAACCGTTGAAGAAACTGTAGAAGAAAATGCTGAAGAGGCTACTGAAGAGGTAGACGAGAAGGCAGATTCTGTTGAGGACACAGAAGATTCAATAGTCAAGTCAGGTGAGGTTCTTGTTGAAGCAGTTGCTGATATTAAAAAGAGCCTTACATCGGCCTTTAGCGATCTTGCTGATACTGTAAAGTCTCTACACGAGCAAGTATCAGAACTAACTAAATCACTCGATTCTGTGAAAGCAGAAGTTGCAGATGCAAAGGGTGAGTTTAATGAATTTGGAAAGAGAGTAGATGCTGTTGAGGCAGATACAGCTTTCCGTAAATCTGGCGATCTAGGCGAGATCGTTCAGGATATTCAATCAGAAAAGATTGAAAAATCCCTATGGGGCGGACGTTTCCTCAAAACTGCCGATCTATAAATACAAAAAATCACTTAGGAGGTGACAATATGTCGGAAGAAATTATTAAAAACTATCCAGGTGCTGGTGCTAACGAAGTTAACGGAGAAGGTGCTTTTGCATCTGGTGGAATTGGTGGCGTAAGCAACCCTGGTGCAGACACAGTGGGTAACATCCCAACTGCACAGTTTGGTGTTACAACTGGTTCTAACGCCGTTAACCCTTCGGGCGATGCAGGCGGTGGAATCCTACGTCCAGAACAGGCACGTCAATTTATTGACTACATCTGGGATGGAACAGTTCTCGCTAAAGATGGTCGTAGAGTTACAATGCGAGCTAACACAATGGAGCTTGAAAAGGTCAACGTTGGTGAGCGAGTTATTCGTGCTGCCAATCAGGCTAATGCCACATACACAAATGCAGGTGCTACTTTCGCAAAGGTTGAACTTACAACTAAGAAGCTACGCCTTGACTGGGAGGTCTCTGCAGAAGCACTCGAAGATAACATCGAGGGTGCAGCTCTAGAAGACCACCTCGTTCGTCTTATGACAAACGCATTTGCAAACGACATCGAGGACCTTGCCATTAATGGTACAGGTACTGGAGGCAACGCATTCCTCAACATCATGGAGGGGTTTGTTCGCAAGGTTCGTTTTGGTGGAGATGCTCACGAGTACTCAGCAACTGTTACAAGCGGTGCTTGGACTCCAGAGGTTCTTCAGGGTGTTATTTCAGCACTACCACGCAAGTACCGTGCTCTAAAGAACGGACTTAAGTTCTATGCAAGCACAGACACCTTTGCTGACATTGTGAAGCAAAATGGTACTGCATCAAACAATATCTGGACAGAGCAATACCGTAATGCATACCTTGCAGGTACTGATCAGATTGTAGGAGAGGCTCGTACGACTCGTGTACTAGGTGTTCCAGTAATGGAAGTTCCTTACTACCCAGACAACTACGTAGACCTCACCTTCCCATCAAACCGTATCTGGGGCTTCCAGCGTGACATCACAGTAAACCGTGAGTACGTTGCGAAGAAAGACACAATCGAGTACACAGTATTCGTTCGTTTCGGTCTCCAGTTCGAAGAGGAAGATGCAATTGCATGGGTTGACAGCGACAGCCAAGACTCGTCTTCATAACACAACTAAACATGTGGGGGCAGGAGGTCAAACTCCTGCCCTCTTTGTTTATATCTGATATAATTGTTCTCAGGAGGTTTTCTAATGTCAACAGAAACAGACAACACAGCTATGATTCAAGATGGAGAAGCACTAGTTTCACCAGAAGCAATAGAGTCATTCACAACAGTAAAAGATAAAATTAAAGGTATGCCAGAGGCAGATGAAGAAAATATAATTGGATCATCAAGAACTACAGCAGCTGGCGGTAAAAAGAAAGCAACAGTTGGTACAGTAAACAATGGAGCTATTGGTACAACAAAGATAGAGGATAAGAAAAAGACAGAACAGTCGTCAAAGCCAGGAATCAAGGCAGACACAGTTGCAGTCTTTTCAACAAGAAACGTATTGTGGCAGGATGTTGGATCAATTTCCAAAGGCTACAATATTTTTAGCAAGTCGGAGGCCGATAAATGGCTTACTCGTGGACATGTTAGACTTGCTACGCCACAAGAAGTGGCTCAGGAGTATGGATTATAATGGAAGTTTTAAGGTTACTGCCGTATCAAAACATAGAGGTTAAATTTACAATTCCAGCAAGCTATGTTACAAATGAAAAATTTGTGGCTACAATTACTGATTTGGCAGACCTGTCTTCTACAACGCAAACTGTCACAGACAACGCAGCGTATGTTTGGACAATATCTTTGTCTGGCAAATATGATACAGATTACCAGGTAGTTATTACAGATGCATCTGGAGATATCATACATGATGATACATATGAAGTTCGTAGACCATACATAAATCCAAATACCCTCGGAACAACGGCATCTGAGATTGCAACTGCTACATCAAACGAAGAGCTTGCACGAGCAATTATAGATTCGGTTATTCCTCAAGGATTTTACTACAAGAAGGTAGCATTAGAAACTACAGGGTTAGGTGCAGACTATCTTCCACTTTGGATAGACGCAAAAAAGATTATTAGTGTCTATGAAAATAATGTTTTAATTTATGAATTAGCTAACCCAACAGCTTATACGAGAAATTTTGAAATTACAAAAGACAAGTCTGCAATTACTCAATCATACATTGGTGAGCTAAATAGAATGGAGAATACTCCACTTGTTTTGCCAGCAGGTAGCACAGACTATCTTGATCTTAACCTAACCCCATTTGGATCATTCCCAAAAACATATGATTACAAAATCTATGTAGAGGCAGGCTATACGTCAGTTCCATCAGACATTGCAAAAGCTACAGCATTGCTGATTGAGGACATCTCGTGTGGAAAGATTGACTACTACAAGAAGTATGTGTCTGACTACAAAACAGATCAGTATAGTCTAAAGTTTGATTCACGAGTATTCGAAGGAACAGGAAATATTCTTGTAGACAAGATACTATCTAAGTATCGCAAGTCTATAACAAGACTAGGGGTGCTGTAGTTGACAAACTGTGAGACTTGCCCAGACTTTATTTTTCCATTGATAGCAGATGTCTATTATGCTATTAGCGACTCTACAGCTTATGGAACTATATCTAAAACATGGGTATTGGACAAAACAGTTTTGTGTAACATTGAGCCAACATCTGGCTTGAACAAACAAGACATTAAGCCAGTCCGAGGAGTCTATGAGCGTAGTGAGCTTTTGTCTGGACGAGTAAAAACAGACATTAGAAAGTCTTCTAGAGAAATTGACAATGCCTTTTCAAATGTTATTGTCACAAATATTAGAGACATAAATGATAACGAGATCTATGTTGAGACATCTGGACCAAGATCTGGAAAGTCTACAATTTACGAGATTGCTTCGCAAACACCATTTTTAAATCCATTCAATAGTATCGACTACTACTCAATAGTTCTTAGACGATCAGAAAATCAGGGGGTAGATGTGTAATGATTTCTATCAAGTTTAATGATAAGCAGTTTCTTAAAGACATCAACAATATTCTAGGCTATACGGATGGATTCATGGATGGGATACAAAAAGGAAAGCCTCTTTTTTTAAATGCTATGGGGGCAAGAACAGTAGAAGGGGCTAAAGACTTCATTGACTCATATGCACGAGTAAACCCAGAAATCTTACACCATGTTTATGAATGGTATAAAACTGGAAGCCCAGAGTCAAGACTGTTTGACATTTCTTACAGGCCATATGGGAACAGAATATTCTTTGATAATAAGTTTACTCAGTCTCAGACAATTAAGTCTGGATCAAAAGTGCCTTTTCAAAACAAAGCATTTGTTATGGAAAATGGTCAATCGCTTACCATTAAGCCAAAAAATTCTACAAACCTAGTATTTGATGTTGATGGAAAAACAGTTTTTACACCAAACCCTGTCACTGTCACTAGCCCAGGAGGACCTGGTGTTGTTAACGGATTTGAAAAAACTTTCGATTTATTCTTTAATAAATACTTTTCCCAGTCGTTCTTGATTAGCAGTGGTATACTAGACTATCTGAGTAAGCCACTAGCCTACAAGACTAATCTACGTGCTGGAAAGACTGGCGGTAGATCAGTAGGGGTGTCAACAGGATATAAATGGATTGTTAATGCAGGAGGTAACATCTAATGGCTATACATTATCCACCAGTATTTTTAAATAAATACTTACAGGAAAAACTTGCACTAAAAGGGTTTGGAGCAACTCCTATATTCCCAACATACCCAAGCGACTTTAGCGTTGCAACAGATTTTGTTTTAGATGTGTCTGTAAACAATGAAGTTAAAAGACATTCTTTTGGCGGTCTGGTCGGCGTATATGACAGAATGATAAAGAAAAGAAGAATGGTTTTTCCACACATCAAGTGTGAGCAACTTCTGTATTATTTTTATGCTATCCAGGAGTCTGCTGTAATTAGCATTTTAGAGACAAGTCAAATTGTTCAAGATCTTTTTGACGGTAGCGATGAATCAGCCCAAGAACTTAACGCCTGGATTGCATCAAAAGCTAGCGGAACAGTAACTGTTGACGGTGTAGAGTATAAAAAGATTACCTTTGATAACCAAGATTTCTTGCTTCCGTTTTTCCACTATATCTGTGTTTTTCAGCTTGAAGAAACAAGAGACGCAATTGATTTCAATACTGTCAGAACATACGCAGGAACAAAGCTAATTATAGACTATGACTGGCACAAGTCTTAAAACGTCCAAAACCAATGCTATAATTAATTGAGGAAACAGCCCCTTATTCTATAAGAAAAAGAGGTGAATTAATATGGCATATACTCGTGGTACAAGTGCAAACATCATTATTGGTGCTGCCGCACTTTTCACATTTGAGGCAGGGGAGCTAGCAAATAGCGACCTTCCTAGCCTTCACACAGGCGCAAACGAAAGAAAATCACTAAAAGAAATTCTTTCCGACGACGCTGATTTCCGTAACGTTGGTTATACAATGAACGGTCTTGAGCTTGTTTTTCAGCCTGACTTCGGTGAGGTATCTGTTGATCAGATTCTTGACGTTGCCAAGCTATACAAGCAGGGTATGCAGGTAAACATGAACACTGCATTCGCTGAGTCTACTCTAGAGAACCTTCTCTTTGCTATTGCTGGTGAAGATGCAGACCTTACTCCTAGAAACGGAGTAGGAAATGCTTGGGAAAGACAGCCAACACTAAACCTTGCTTCAGGTACACTCGGTGAGTGTCCAGTGGAGCGTGGTCTTGTTGCTGTTGGTCCAGGTACAGGTGACTGTGATCCAGCAGAGCAGATTGAGCGTATTTATGTTGCATACCGTGCCCTTTCAATTGAAAGTGTTACAGTAGCAGCTAAGCGTGAAGAGGCTACAATGTTTGAGGTTTCGTTCCGACTCCTTCCAAACGACTCTGGTTCATACGGTAAGATCGTAGACCGCACAGTTAAGAACGGAAGCTCTTAACAAAACTATAATTTAATAATAAGGACTGTCCAGCTTCGGCTGGGCAGTCTTTTTGGTATACTATACTTATGGCAACAAAAATTTACGAAACAGGAACCATTGAACTTCTAGACGGTACAATTCTGTACATGACACCACTAAAACTAAAATACTACAGAGAGTTTATGGATGTTCTTCTAGATGCAACAAAAGATGGCAATAGGCTAGACATTGATAATGGACTTACAGAGTGTGGATTAATCTGTATGAAGCAGTACTATCCAGAAATAAAAACAAAAGAACAGCTTGAGGATGTTGCAGACATTCAAATGATTTACGAAATGATGAAATTTGGCGGAAGTGTGTCACTAGGAAAAGACTCCAATCAAGAAGAACAGGCAGAAAAAGATACAGAGGATAGAGAAAGTTCTTGGCAAAACATTGATTTGGCAAAGATTGAGTCAGAAGTTTTCTTGTTAGGAATATACAAAGATTATGAAGAGCTAGAATCTTCTCTGTCATTGCAAGAACTTTTGGCAATTATAAACATGAGAAGAGATCTAGATTATGAAGAAAAAAAGTTTTTGGCAAGCATCCAGGGAATTGATATTGAAAAGGGTAACAAGAAGAATGTTGATCCCTGGGAAGCAATGAAGGCCAGGGTATTTAGTAGGGGTCAAACCCAAGATCCAAATGACATTACATCATTCCAGGGACCAAAAGCAGCAAAGGTTGGCTTCGGTGTAGGCATGGGGCTTGACTATGAAGATATGAGATAAAATAAAGGGCCTTTTGTGATATACTGTAATAAGCCAAACAAGGAGGAATCATGGCAACAACCGTTTATGAAACAAAAGAACTACAGCTAATTGATGGAACAACTATTAGTGTTCGACCACTAAAGATTTCACTACTAAGAGAATTCCTAAAGAAGTTTGAAACAATTGCTGAGGCTTCAGCAGACAACAATAAGTCAATGGACATTCTAATGGAGTGTGTTCAGATTGCTATGAAACAGTATCGGCCAGAGATTGCTAATGATACTGCTGCTATTGAGGAAAACATTGATCTACCGACAGTCTATGCGATTGTTGAGGCAGCGTCTGGCATTAAGATGTCAGATATTGCAAATGCCGCTGGCATTTAAAAAATAAAATAAGGAGTACGGATGAATGGCTGAAGATGTAAATGCTAGCATAGGCATAGATATTGATGCATCCCAAGCTATTGCTGCGGTTCGTCAACTATCCGCAGAGATCTCAGCCTTTCACCAACTTCATTCTAAAAAGGGTGCTGCTGTAGCAAGAAGCCTTGCTGACCAAACGCAAAACCTTACAAACCTTGTTAACCGCACTGGTTCTTATCGTGCTAGTATGACAACTGTTGCATCTGCAACTCAGACATTTACTAATGCACTTGAAAAGAACAAGCTCTCTATGGGCGAAAACATGCGTTATGCTATGGGGTCAATGAAGCCCTTTTCACGCATGTTCAAGTCAGAGTGGGAAATGGTTTCCAAGGTTGCTCGTGAAAGAGTTAAAGACCTACAGACACAGTATATTCGTTTAGGTAGAGATGCCAACGGTGCAGTTCAAGCAATTAAGATTAGGCCTCTTACGCTTGACATGGATAATCTCCAAACTAAAACAATGCTTGCTGCACAAAGAATGCAGGTATTGAATAAGCTTGTTGAGAACGGCTCTACAAATCTTCTAAACTGGGGTAAGAACACCCAATGGGCTGGTCGTCAGCTTATGGTTGGTTTCACTATTCCTCTGACAATGCTTGGTGCAGCTTCTGCCAAAACCTTTATGGATATGGAAAAAGAGATCATCAAGATACAGCGTGTTTATGGTGACTTCTCAACTACTGTTGCAGAAACAAAAGAAATGACAGACTCCTTGAGAGAGCTGTCTGTAGAATTTACTAAATGGGGTGTGTCTGTAACAGATACACTAAATCTTGCTGCCGAGGCAGCAGCAACAGGTTCGATGGGTGCAGACCTAATTAACCAGGTAACAAACGCAACTAAACTAGCAGTTCTTGGAAATGTTAGTCAGGCAGAAGCACTTGAAACAACTATGTCTGTTACAAATGCATTTGGTATTGCTACAGAAGATCTTGCCAATAAAATTAACTTCCTTAACGCAGTTGAGAACCAGTCCGTTACAAGTATTAAAGATTTGACCGTTGCTATTCCAATTGCTGCACCAGTTGTTCAGCAACTTGGTGGTAGCGTAGAAGACCTAGCATTCTTCCTTACCGCCATGAAAGAAGGTGGAATTGATGCTGGTGAAGGTGCTAACGCACTTAAGTCTGGTCTTGCTTCAATCATTAATCCAACTGAAAAAGCTTCTGAGATGCTTATGCAGTATGGAATTAACCTTAAAGGAATTGTAGAGTCAAACAAGGGTGACGTAAAGTCAATTGTTGTGGACTTTGCATCAGCACTGGATACACTTGATCCACTAAATAGGGCACAGGCTATTGAACAGCTATTTGGCAAGTTCCAGTTCTCACGTATTTCTACTCTATTCCAAAACGTTATTAAGGAAGGTACTCAGGCACAACGTGTTCTTCAACTCTCTCAGGCAAGCACAGAGCAGCTTGCTGTTCTATCACAACGAGAGCTTGCAAAGGTAGAGGATTCTACAACATTCAAGTTTGAGGCAGCTATGCAGCGATTCCAAGCAGCTTTAGCACCTGTTGGTGAAGAATTTCTTAAAGCTGTTACCCCATTACTTGATTTTGGAACTAGCCTACTTGAACAATTCAACAAATGGGATGATGGAGCAAAGACATTTGCTGTAACGTTTGCTGCAATTCTTGGCGGAATCGGCCCAGTACTTCTAATGGCAATTGGTCTAGTAGCTAATGGTGTGGCAAATATAATTAAGCTATTCCAACTATTTGCTAAGATAATGTTTGGTGCAGGGAAGAGTACAGGAACTCTTGGTATGCAAACAGACTACCTGTCACAGAACATGACTGAAGCAGCAGCTGCTGCATCATCGCTTGGTCAGACCCACAGCAACCTTACACAGATTTACACAAGCGAGGCATCTGCACTTAGAAATCTTGCAGCTGCATTAGAAACCGCAGCGGCATCTCAAAGAAAAATGGTGTCTGCACAACCAGCTGTTGGCAGAACAAGGGGTCCGAAAAAGTATATGTCTGGAACAGCGTCTGTTCCTAGATATGCACAAGGCGTTGCTATGGTTCCAGGGCCAAAGGGTAAGGGTGACGTTGTACCAGCAATGCTTTCTCCAGGAGAAGCGATTATTCCTACCGATATGGCTAAGAAATATGCCCCACTAATTGAGGGCATGATTGCAGGAAATATTCCTGGATATGCCAAGGGATATACAAGTGCAGTTTCTAAACTTCGTCGTACAACTAACAAAGCCTTAAATGAAAGCAACATGGATACAGCAGGCCTTGTTTCAGAACTTCAAAGTGGAGGAAGCAGAATTCATGGACCAATTGTTCAAGGAATTGCAAACAATCTAGGCTTGTCTCAAAGAGAAATTGATGCCCAACTTTCTGGTAATAGCGAACTAAGGCAATTTGCCGACAGATTTTCTTCAGGCTTAATTGATCAAGTTGCTGGAATTGGAACTGCAACTATGGGTGATCCAGAATACTATGCTGCAGTAGAAAAAGCAAGAAAAGCTGCAGTTAAGGGCATGTCTCCAGAATTTCAAAAAGCAACAGAAGACTTGTTTACACAAGCAACAGTTTTTGAAAATAAGTCAGTTCAGAGACAAAGAGGTAGTGGAAAATTTGAAGCAGAAGGCAGGGCAACATTACTAAAAGATAAGCCTGGATATAAAGGTATTAACTCTAGGGCAACCGAAAGGCTTTTGCAAGGGACTGTTCCAGCAGACACAGTTTTAGCTCACGGTACTGCACCAATTTATGCAGATAGCACTCAAAAATTAGCTGGCAATCGTCGAATGAGTGCTACTGCTCAAAAAGCGGCAGACTTAGAATCTAGAAAAAAAGTTGAAATTTATGGCAGAGGAGCTGACTCAGCTCTAAGAGTAGAAGTCCCAGCTGATGCAAGTCAAGATCAAAAAAGAGAGGCTTTGGCTAAAGCTAAAGGGGCAAAAGATGCTAAAGCTTATTCAGATGCTAAAAATAAAGTTCTTGATAAACCAGAAAATGATCCATACGTTCAATCTACTGACAGAAGTAGTCCACACCGAAGAGCTAAAAAAGATGGTATGGATGATGCAAAAGCCTACAATGATGGAAAAAGAAGAACAATCAGTCAGTCTGAGGCATATGGTGCTATGTCAAAATCTGAAAAGACAAAATACACTAAAGCCGTAAATGCTGGGGATCAAAAACTTGCTGCCCAACTTCTTGCAGCAAAACGAAGAGAGATTCGTGCAGCAGAAGCTTCCGCCATAGTTGCAGAAAGAGAGGCTGTGGCAGCAAAGAGAAGTGAGGCTGCCCGAAAAGGTGTTGAAACTCGTAGAGCAAATGCAGAAGCTAGGACAGCATTAGCTGCAGAGCAAGAAGCTAAGTCAAGAACTCTTGGATCTAGAATTGGCAATACAGCACGTGCTGCTGGTGCCAGAGTTAAAGGATTTGTTGGTGGTGGCAGAGGTGCTATAACAGGATCAGTAGCCTCTATGGGCCTTATGATGGGGTCTAGCATGATGCCAGAGGGTGCAGGTGCGGCTGGATCGATTATTGGTGGAGTTGGTATGGGTGCATCTATGGGGTCAATGCTAGGACCACAAGGTGCTGCTGCTGGTGCTGCTCTTGGTTTAGTTGCCTCTAGTGCAACGGCTCTTAAAGAAGCTTTTGATGGAGCACAAAGAAGTGCAGAAGCATTTGCAAAAACAACAGGTGCAAGCTCTCAAGCAATTAAAGCTCTTTCAGAAGCATCTGGTAAAGTTTCCGCTGGTGAATCTATGGACAAGCGTAGAGAAACAAGTATGCAATTTGCAAGAACTGAAGAAACAAATGCTGTTTCAGAAGAATATCTGGCTTCAGAAGCTGGACAAGCATCCGTCGAAGCACTTGGAAAGAGCCTTTCTTCTGGTGGTTCTAAGGCAGCTATATCAAATATTGTTTCTCAAATGACAACTGCTATTGCTTCTGGTGCAGTTAGTGCTACAGATGCAAGGGCAATTATTGAAGATATAGGCACACAGCTCGGGGACTCATCCTTTGCATTAAGAGCGAATGCACAAATCGAATCTATGATTGGCATAAATGGAGAAGACCTAGCAAAGGATCCAATTGGTGTAAGGCTTGAGATTCTTGGGGATACACAAAGTCAGCTATCAGATATCACCAATATGGTAGAGGGCTTTGGACAAGACATGGGGCAAATTTTTGGTGGGGTATTTGAGGGTGCAGCTAAGGGTGATATTGGTGCAAATTTGCAAGTTGGTCTAATGGCAGCAGTTCCAATAGTCGGCCTAGTTACAACTGGAATTATTGGTGGCGTACAGCAAATGCAAGAGCTTGGAACATCAACAGCTGCGTTTGCTGCTAATGTAACTATTGCTGCTCAGCAAGGTCAAGAAATGCTAGATTCCCTGCAGATTGAGTATGAGCAAAGAATTGGCATTGCAACAGCGGCAGGAGATCTTGCAGAAGCCACCAGGCTACAAGGAGAGTATGAACTTGGAAAGCAGAAAATTCTTGCACAAAATGCTGAGACATTAAAGTCTGCAAGTACAGCATACTCAGAAATGGAATCAAATGCTCAGACTGGTGTTATAGGTTCAATTGATCAACAAATTAAAGACCTATATGCAGAAGGTCCACTGGCAGCACTAGCACAGCAAAGCATATCACAAATTGGATCGCTTACACAAGATGGTGGTCAAACCGAGTTTGTACTCAAGACAACATTGAGCAGTGGTGACATTGACCCAGAAACAATGAACTCAGTGCTAGCTCTTCTTGGAAAAGAACAGATAGACGTTGCAGCAAATATTATTACGCAATTTGGTGGGGCAGAAGCAGATAGAATTTTCCAACTTTCTAAGCTTGTTGATAACCCAGAAATTGCAACAAGCCTAGTTGTTGGAATGCAGGGTATGACCCCAGAAGAAGCTTCAAAAACGTTGAACACATTCCAAGAAATAGGAAAGCTTTCTGGTCAAGATGGAATTAATGGCATAGTAAATATTGCCGTTAATGACAATGGAGAACTAGACGTTGCCAAGCTAAACGAAATAACAAATCAGATTAAAGGACTTGAGGCAGAGTTTAATGCTGGTCCAGTATCTGCAGAAAGAGTGAGGGAATACATTTTCCAGACTACTGGATTCACTATGACCCAAGAGCAGATGAATTATTACAACAGTCTTCCGCCAGATGCTCAAAGACTTTATACGTCAACATATTTGACAGTTTCAAAAAGCATTGATGCAAACTCAGCAGAAGGTATGAAACAGCTTAGAGATTGGGCAGGAGGGGACATAAAGAAATACTCCAAGACCGTTAACATGGGCGGAGGTAGAACAGGACAGGTAGTTGACTATAACGCTCTAGGTTCAGCATATGCAGCAAGTCAGGCTCAACAACAAGCTCAGGCTCAGCAGCAAGCCGCTGCAAATGCACCAGGGCCAGATAATAATGATGATAGAGGTGGAGGTGGTGGAGGAGGATCTTCTGCTCCTCAAAAAACAGCTGAAGAGATTCAATTAGAAAATCTTAATGATCAGCTTTCAAAACAACAAAAAGCACTTACTATTTTGTCATTCCAAGAAGATGACATTAATAAGAAATACGAAAAACGTAAAGAAGCACTCGCAGAGATTGCCCGACTTAACGCTCAAATTGCAGATGAGCAAAGAGGACAACTTGACCTAGCAAGTGCGCTATCTTCTGGTGACATTGCTGCTGCTGCTCGCCTTGCACAAGACATGAGAAACAAAGCTGCCGATAATGCAGTTAAAGGCC